TTGATCAGCGACTACGACGAAGACATAGCCAGTCGCAAAGACTGGATGCAAACTTACGTTGATGGCCTAGAACTTCTGGGCATGAAGATTGAAGAACGAACAGAACCTTGGGAAGGTGCGTGTGGTGTGTTCCACCCCATGTTGTCTGAAGCTCTGGTGAAGTTCCAGTCAGAAACAATGATGGCAACGTTTCCTGCCGCTGGGCCAGTCAAGACCCAGATCATTGGTAAAGAGACACCTGCTAAGAAAGAGTCTGCACAGCGTGTGGCAGACGACATGAACTACCAACTCACTGATGTGATGAAGGAATACAGGCCAGAGCATGAGCGCATGTTGTGGGGCTTGGGTCTGTCTGGCAATGCGTTTAAGAAGGTGTACTTTGATCCGTCGCTTGATCGTCAGGTGTCTTTCTTTGTTCCTGCTGAAGACATCGTTGTGCCTTACGGTGCGTCTAATTTAGAGTCTTCTCCACGTATTACTCATGTGATGCGTAAGACCGAGAACGAGTTGCGCAAGTTACAAGTGGCTGGGTTCTACATGGACGTGGACTTGGGTACACCTGATAACGTGCTCGATGAAGTTGAGAAGAAGATTGCAGAGAAGATGGGCTTTAGAGCCACTGCCGATGATCGCTTCAAACTTTTGGAGATGAACGTAGACCTTGACTTGGAAGGCTATGAGCACAAAGACAAGAAAGGTAATAAGACTGGCATTGCCTTACCTTATGTAGTCACGATTGAAAAGGGAACCAGCAATGTGCTGGCCATTCGCCGTAACTGGGAGCCTGATGATGAGACCTGCCAAAAACGACAACACTTCGTCCATTATGGATACGTGCCCGGATTTGGTTTCTACTGTTTCGGACTTATTCACCTTATTGGCGCGTTTGCCAAGTCGGGTACTTCTCTTATTCGTCAGCTTGTCGATGCTGGCACTCTTAGTAACTTGCCCGGTGGTTTCAAAACTCGTGGCATGCGAGTCAAAGGCGACGACACACCAATCGCTCCCGGTGAATGGCGTGATGCAGACGTAGCAAGTGGCACACTGAAAGATAACTTACTACCGTTGCCTTATAAAGAGCCAAGCCAAACATTGATGACATTGCTTGGTCAGATTGTTGAAGAAGGTAGACGCTTTGCTAACACGGCTGATTTAACACTCAGTGATATGAGTGCGCAAGCGCCTGTAGGTACTACCTTGGCAATTTTAGAGAGAACATTGAAGAACATGTCTGCCATTCAGGCACGTGTTCACTACTCAATGAAGCAAGAGTTGGGTCTCTTGAAGCACATCATTGCTGAGTACACACCAGACGACTATGACTACCAGCCTACAGAAGGTAGCCGTAAAGCGAAGAAGTCTGACTATGATGATGTTGATGTCATACCTGTCAGTGATCCTAATGCGTCAACAATGGCGCAGAAGATTGTGCAGTACCAAGCTGTGCTTCAGTTGGCTCAAGGTGCGCCTCAACTCTACAACTTGCCACTCTTACATCGTCAGATGCTCGATGTGTTGGGTATCAAAGATGCGCAAAAACTTGTGCCGATGGACGATGACCAGAAGCCGACTGACCCAGTGTCAGAGAATCAGAATGTGCTCAAGGGCAAGCCGGTCAAAGCGTTCCTCACGCAAGATCATAAAGCTCACATTGTTGTGCACATGGCCGCGATGCAGGATCCCAAGATTCAGGCACTCTTGCAACAGAACCCGATGGCGCAAGCTATGCAGTCAGCCATGATGGCTCACATCAACGAGCACTTGGGCTTTGAGTATCGCAAGCAGATCGAAGAGACATTGGGTATGCAGTTGCCAGCGCAGCTAGACGAGTCTGGTGAAGAAGTTCAGATGTCTCCAGAAGTTGAAGCACGTCTGTCTCCGATGTTGGCGCAAGCCGCGCAGCAGTTGCTCCAGAAGAATCAGGCAGAAGCACAGCAGGCTCAAGCGCAACAACAAGCGCAAGATCCGATTGTTCAGATGCAGATGCAAGAGCTACAACTCAAGGCACAAGAGAACCAGCGTAAAGCTGCTAAAGACCAAGCCGATACCGCTATCAAAGCGGCGCAGTTGCAGGTCGAGCGTGATCGCATCCAGACACAGCAGGCCACTGATGACAAACGCATCAAGATGGACGCAGTGAAGTTGGCCGCGCAAATGCAGGAAGACAAGCAGCGTCACATGATGGACATGGGTGTAGATGTCCTCAAACAACTCTCTAACAAGAGTGCAGAAGAGCAACTGCGACAAATGCAGGAGCGCATCCAAATGAGACAAAGACAACCTAAAGGGGAATAAATGAACGGATTTGAAGTTCTTATCCAACAAGCGGATGAGAAGATTGATCAACTCAAGGACTACTTGGCCGAGGGCAAGGCCGAGTCCTTTGAGGATTACAAGAAACTGTGTGGTGAGGTTCGTGGTCTACTCATCATGCGGGGATACACCCTAGACCTGAAACAACGATTGGAGACTTCGGATGACTAGTTCCATCCTATTGGCTACAGACGCCAATAACCCACAAGTCGTGGGAACCTATAACTGGGAATCATCAATGGAGGAGAAGGGTAAGCAATTACCAAGGCCATCTGGCTATCGAATCCTTTGTGCAATACCAGAGGTAGAGAAAGAGTTTGAGGACAGTGAGATTGGAATTATCAAAGCTGATGAAACCATGCGCAATGAAGAGACCCTCACAACGGTCTTGTTTGTTGTTGATATGGGGCCAGACTGCTATAAAGACCCATCTAAGTTCCCTACTGGGCCGTGGTGTAAACCCGGGGATTTTGTCCTCGTGCGCCCACATTCAGGTTCTCGCTTGGTCATACATGGCCGTGAGTTCCGCATCATCAATGACGATACTGTCGAGGCCGTCGTAGACGATCCCCGTGGTATCAAACGTAAATAAAAGGAGCACAAAATGCCTTTAGACGACGACACAGAATTCAAGTTTCCAGACGAAGTTGAAAGTAAGGGTAAACCCGTAGATACGGACGTCAGTATCGAAATCGAGATTGAAGACGACGCCCCCGCTGAAGACCGTGGCCGACAGCCCCTGCCCAAACCTCTGGTTGAAGAATTAGAGAAGGATGAGCTAGACCAATACGACGACAACGTAAAGACCAAACTCAAGCAAATGCGCAAGGTTTGGCACGACGAGCGCCGTGAGAAAGAGTCTGCCCTGCGTGAACAGCAAGAAGCTGTCGGTTTAGCGCAACGCTTGCTTGAAGAGAATAAGCGCATCAAAGGCATTCTTACTAACGGCGAGAAAGAGTACGTCTCTACCATTCAGAGTAATGCTGATATGGAGTTGAAGATTGCTCAACGCGCCTATAAAGAAGCGTATGAGGCAGGTGACTCTGACAAGATGATGGAGGCCAATCAAGCGTTGCAGATGGCCAACCTGAAATCCATGCAGGTAAAAAACTTTCGCATGCCCTCTTTACAAGAGGAAGAAATTGCTGTACAACAGCAACCTGTGCAGTATCAACCTGCACCGTATGTACCTGAACCTGACAATAAAGCAGTAGCGTGGCAAAAGCGCAATAGCTGGTTTGGACAAGATCGGAGTATGACGGCCTTTGCTCTTGGTTTACACGAAGACCTGAGAGACAACGGCGTAGAGGTTGGTTCTGATGAGTATTACCGCGAATTGGACAATACAATGCGCAAACGGTTTTCAGAGAAATTTGAAAGCCAAGAAGACAATAGACAGCAGCCCCGGACAAGACCCGGTACTGTAGTCGCCCCGGCAGTTCGTAGCACGGCCCCTCATAAGGTTAAGCTAAAGCAAAGCCAAGTAAACCTAGCCCGAAAACTGGGTTTAACGCCAGAGCAATATGTGAAGGCACAACTTGAATTGGAGGCCCGTAATGGCTGATATTAAAGATAACAAACTCACACGCGAGTTGACAACCCGTGCGGTACAGGAACGTCCCAAGCAGTGGGCGCAACCTGAACTGTTGCCCGAGCCAGACAAACAGCCCGGATACAACTACCGCTGGATTCGTGTTTCTACGATGAACAACGCTGACCCACGTAACTTATCGGCCAAACTCCGAGAAGGTTGGGAACCCGTTGCCATTGAAGAACAACCGAAATTTAGACTGTTAGCCGATCCCAATAGTCGTTTTAAAGACAACATTGAGGTTGGTGGATTATTGCTTTGCAAGACACCTACTGAGTTTGTAGACCAGCGAAATTCCCATTTTGCCAAAGTCACTCAATCTCAGACAGATGCTGTGGACAATAGTTTCATGCGTCAAAGTGATGCGCGGATGCCGCTCTTCCAAGAGCGTAAGTCCTCGTCTAGCTTTGGCAAAGGTACTTAAATTTTTTAAGGAGTCTTAAATGGCTTATCCCACTATCGACGCCCCTTACGGCGTTAAACCGGTCAATTTGATCGGTGGACAGGTATTTGCGGGTTCTACTCGTAATCTACCTATTCAGTACAACTATGGCACCCCTCTGTTTAACGGTGACTTAGTTACTTTGTTGGCTGGTTATGTTGTACTCGCAACTTACCCTGTTAGCACTACCAACACTACTGTTGGTGTGTTCTTGGGTTGCTATTACACAAACCCTACGACTAAGCAACGTCAGTTTTCACAGTACTACCCCGGCAATATCACTGCTGGTGACATTACTGCGATCATCGGTGACGATCCTGACCAAGTGATGAAAGTCGCTGTTACTACAACCGCTGGCGGTGTAGTTATTGGTTCAGCTTCTTCAATTCTCGTTGGCGCTAACATGGCTGGCGGCACACAAACTGGCTCAGTATCTACTGGTAACAGTAGCATGTCTGTTGTTGGTGCGTCTGCTACAACCTCTGGTGGCGGCTTCCGTGTTTTGAACTTGGTTCCCGATACACAAGTTAGCTTTTCAAGCACATACGTGTCTGGTGGCGCTCCTTCAGCAACTTCTGTTGTTGTATCTGGTTTGCCAGTTGGTGCGTTCTTGCCAATCGGCACTGACGTGTATAACTTGGTAAATGGTCAGTTGCAGTTCACAGGTTCTACCTTGAGCGCTGCTTCTACTGTAACAACCACTGGTAGTACAACTCTTACTGTGACTTCGATTGCAACTCAAGTCGCCGGTACTGTTGTATTGGTCGAAACCCCCGAAGTGTTGGTTAAGTTCAACTTCGGCGCACATCGCTATTACGTAGCATAAGGAGCTTAAATCATGGCTATTTCACGCGCACAACTATTGAAAGAGCTGCTCCCCGGTCTGAACGCTTTGTTCGGTCTGGAGTATGCTAAATACGGCGAAGAGCACAAAGAGATCTATGAAACAGAGACCTCTGAGCGTTCATTTGAAGAAGAGACCAAACTGTCTGGTTTCTCTGCTGCACCAGTCAAAAACGAGGGTTCTGCCATCGCTTATGACAATGCACAGGAAGCATGGACTGCTCGATACAACCACGAAACCATTGCTTTGGGCTTCAGCTTGACTGAAGAAGCTATCGAAGATAACTTGTATGACTCACTGTCTGCTCGTTACACGAAGGCTTTGGCCCGCGCTATGGCATACACTAAGCAAGTTAAAGCTGCCGCTGTTTTGAACAACGGTTTCTCTAGCGCTTACCCCGGTGGTGATGGTGTTGCTTTGTTCTCCAACGCACACCCCTTGGTCTCTGGCGGTACTAACAGTAACGTTCCTTCTACACCTGCTGACTTGAATGAAACATCGTTGGAAAACGCTGTTATTCAGATTAGCTTGTGGACAGACGAGCGCGGCTTGTTGATCGCTGCTAAACCTAGCAAGTTGGTGGTTCCACCTGCATTGCAGTTCACGGCAACTCGTTTGCTTGAGACTGAATTGCGCGTGTCTACTGCTGACAACGATATCAACGCATTGAAGAACAATGGTTCTATCCCCGGTGGATATACCATTAACCACTTCTTGACTGATACCAACGCTTGGTTCTTGTGCACAGACGTGCCTAACGGTATGAAGCACTTTGTGCGTTCGCCTTTGGCTCAGTCAATGGACGGCGACTTCGACACTGGTAACGTTCGTTACAAGTCTCGTGAGCGTTACAGCTTCGGCTGGTCTGATCCATTGGGCATGTTCGGTTCTTCCGGCGCTTAATAAAACAGCCTCACGAGGGCTATTTGGGGCCACCTTCGGGTGGCCTTTTTGTTGTCACAAAGTTAAACTACGATAGATTTGCAGCCGCTGTGGCTGCACTAACACAGGGGCACATCATGAAATTTGAAATGGAATTTGGTTACTTTGGTAACAACAAGTTGTCTATTGAGACACACGATTTTGAGATGATTGAAATTTTCCAAAAGTTCGTGGAATTTCAAGAAAATTACGGTTGGGCTGTTGAGTACGTAGCCGCACCTGACGACGAAGAGTTTGAAGACGAAGATGACACTGAAGAAGAGTTAGACGGCGCTGAAGTTGAAGCCGCTGAAGAAGCTGCTGATAACAAGTAATACTTAGGGGGCTTCGGCCCCTTTTTTCTTTTTGGCCTTTTTAGCCATACGTTCATCATGGTGGTGAATGCGGTGGCAGTTGGCGCAGAGCACAACGCACTTTTTGACTTCTTCCATAGCACGCTTAAAGGCACGGTTTTTTATTAGCTTGTTAACCGAGGCTTCTTTGGTATCGCTGTCTATGTGGTGGAAGTCAAACGTGGCCGGGTGGTTTTGCCCGCACTTTACGCAGGCTAATGTAGCTTTAAAGCTACGCCACTGATCTTTATATGCCTTGGCCGAGGCTTTACTTGCCGCAATTACAGTTGCTTTATTTTTTTCATAGTACGTGTTTGCGTACGTCTTTTGTTTAGTTTGCTTAACTTTTGGGTCTTTATACGGCATGTTTGATCCGATACCGCCAGTACAACGCCGTTTTGAAACCCCAAGGTTTAGATGGCTCAAACATTTTAAAACCTATAGCTATCAAACTGTTAGCAGAAGCGGGGTTTTCATTGGTATCAGTAATGACCCAATTCATGCCTAATCTCTTGGCCACTTTAAGGCGCTGTCGGATAAGCCGCTTCTGGAGTCCCTGTCCTTGATGAGCTGGTGCAACGCCTGCGCGACATAGGTACATAGTGTCAGCCCAACGAGTAGAGGGGACAATACCACCAAAGCCAACCGCTTCACCGGTTTCTGAAAAAACAACATACCAATATCCTTTTGTAAGCGGGTAAATTTTGTCGTGGGGAAGGCACGTCTTTTGAAGCAAAGTCAATAGGTCTACTATCTCTGGTAGATCAATATCGGCGTGGACAATGCTGTATTTCATACCTCCATAATGCCGGGAGATTGTGACAAGAAAAATAATTGTTGCGCACTTAAAAATACCGTGATATAAACACAGTAATCCGGGGTTATCCGGTGCATTAGACAGTCCCGGCTGACGACATACAGACTAATGCACTTCACTTGTATGTAAGGACACATCATGGCATTGACCACATTCTCCGGCCCCGTCAAATCGTTAAACGGTTTTATTGGCGGCACAGCAGCTTCCCCAATTGCAGTAACAACTTCTGGCAACATCTCTGAGTCTTACGCTACGACCTCTGCCGCTACCGGCGACACGCGTTTGAGCTACAACAAACTGACCTTTACCTCTACAGGTTCAGGTGAGACTCTCCGTGCTTTCTCCGTTGTAACCGGCACTGATGCTGCAACAGGCGGCACGATCAACGGCGCTCACATTTCTTTAAGTATTGACGGCGCATCAGCCACTATTTCTGGTGCGGCTAATGCAATTCGTGCTACTTTGGGCGGCTCTGATGCTACTCCCGGCGGTACTTTGTCTGTTATTCAACTAGACACCGCCTACACAGTTAACGCTACTTTACCCGCAACTGCTTCATTCATTCGCGTGTCTGACAGCGGTACAAACACGGGTGAGATTCCTTTGTTGATGAACATTGAAACAGCTCCCGCCGCTACGATTGCGCCTACAGCAACTAGCGTGACTACTGTGTCTAAAGCAATCAAAGTGATGATTGGCGGCACTGTTTACTACGTACCCGCTTACGCAACGTTCTCTTAATATGCAGATCACCAAGGAATTCTTGGAGACTGAGATTCGTGACCTTGAGACTGAAGCACAGAAGGCCCAAACCTTTTTGATTCAGGCTCAAGGCACAATCCAAGCGTACAAGATGCTCATAAACAGGCTAGAAGCACCAGAACCGGAGCAACAAAATGGCACAGATACTCCTCTCTAACGCCACCGGCACAGGCGCGGGTACGGCGTGGCGTCCACGAGATACGTCGGCTTATGCCACGTATGCTTATCACAGCTTCCAAGCTGTAGGTAACACATCTACGTCTACTGGCGCGGCGACCATATCAATTCAAGTTAGCAATGACGGCGCAAACTTCTTTACGTTGGGCACAATTACTTTAACGTTAGGCACTGCTCCTACATCAGATGGCTTTGCAGTTGCTAATACGTATGAGTACTACCGCGCTAACGTGACAGCTATCTCTGGTACAGGGGCAATAGTCTCCGTGTACATGAAAGGCTAATCATGGCAATTGTTGTCAATAACCCCGCAGCAGGAAACTTTGCCGCTAACTACGGTATGTTCGAAGATAACACCACCCAACTCAGCGGCGGTTCTACAAGCGCTAATTTAATGTTGTTGGGCACAACTGATTATTCCAACGGGGTATCAGTTGTTAGTGGGTCACGCATAACTATTGCGACTACCGGTATTTACAACATCCAATTTTCTGCACAATTTGCTCGTGCCGCTGGTACCGGATTTGCTACTGTAGAGGTGTGGCTGGCTAAAAATGGCGCTAATGTTGCAGGTTCTAATGGTCAGGTAAATGTCCCCTTAAGTGGCGGTAGGAATATTGCCGCATGGAACTATTTAGCAGACGTTAGTTCGGGTGATTATTTTCAACTGTATTGGTCAAGCACGGATGCAAATATTGAACTGTTGGCGTCAGCGGCTGGAACAAATCCAACACGCCCAACAACTCCGTCAGTTATTGTTACCGTGACGCAGGTCGCATAATGGCTAAGTCACCAGCATGGCAACGCAAAGAGGGCAAGTCCGAGAAGGGCGGCTTGAACGCCAAAGGTCGCGCCTCTGCGAAAGCGCAAGGCATGAACTTGAAACGTCCCCAGCCGGAAGGCGGCTCACGGCGCGACTCCTTTTGTGCAAGGATGAGTGGCATGAAAAAGAAGCTGACCAGCGCGAAGACGGCAAACGACCCGAACTCACGCATCAACAAGAGCCTTAGGGCTTGGAACTGCTAATATGACTACAAATTCAGACACAGTTAAAAACACACTGGATGTTGTTTCAGTGTTTGCAACCGTAGGATCATTTTTGGAAATGTTTACTCCTGTATTCGGTCTTATTGGCGCGGTCTGGACAGTGATGCGTATTACTGAAATGATTGCGGGTAAACCCTTTGCTGAAATTATTCGGAGAAAAAAAGATGCCGAGTAGTTCTAGAAAACAACACAATTTCATGGCAGCGATTGCAAATTCGCCATCGTTTGCTAAGAAGGTAGGCGTCCCACAATCCGTGGGCAAAGATTTTACAACTGCGGACAAGGGCCGCAAATTTTCAAAAGGTGGTGATACTATGGCTTCTAAAATGAACCCCGGCTTCATGGCAATGATGGCCAAGAAAAAAGGCACTAGCAAAATGGCAGCAGGTGGCTCCGTTAAGGCTTCTGCCATGGGCGCTGTTAAAACTGCGGCTCCTAGTAAAGACGGTGTTGCTGTCAAAGGCAAGACCAAGGGTACGCAAGTTAAGATGGCTGGTTCTGGTGTCCCCGGTGGCATCGGTTCCCGTGTAATGAAAAAGGGCGGCATGACTAAAGCCAAGAAGATGGCCTACGGCGGTAAAGCCTGTTAAGGAGCCTTAAATGAGTCCAGCAGAAAAACAAGCGCGGGAAGAAATGGCTGACCGCAAGATGCAAGACGCCACCGAAAAAGCGTATACAAAGTCTTTGACTACTACTGAATACGCGCCTGAGAAAAAAGACCCGCGTGACGCAGTTCGCGGTCAGCGTGGTTACGCTAAAGGTGGTTCTGTTGGCTCGGCTTCTAAGCGGGCTGATGGTTGCGCTGTCAAAGGCAAAACTCGCGGCACTATGATCACCATGAAAGGCGGCGGTTACGCCTGTTAAATTATGATGCCATCCCGTGGTATGGGCGCAATCCGCCCCTCAAAAATGCCCGGCGCTAAAACAAAGGCGCGACGGGATGACACTGATTTCACCCAGTTCAAAGAGGGTGGTAAGGTAAAGTCTAAAGTTAACGAAGCTGGTAACTACACCAAGCCCGGTTTACGTAAACGCATTTTCAACAGCGTCAAAGCTGCTGCGATTGTGGGTACTGGTGCAGGTCAGTGGTCAGCACGTAAAGCACAGGTTATGGCCAAACGGTATAAAGCCGCAGGTGGTGGCTATAAATGAAATGGTCTGACAAGCGTAAGAAAGCCGTAAACTGCGACGCCCCAAAAGGTTTTTCAGAGAAGGCACATTGCGCAAGTAAGAAAATGGCCGGTGGTGGATTGGCTAAACCGCAACAGTCTCTCAAGGATTGGGGCGACCAAAAATGGAGAACCAAAAGTGGTAAAAAATCTTCTGACACAGGTGAAAGATACCTTCCTGCTGCTGCGATTAAAAGTCTCAGTGCAAGTGAGTATGCTGCGACAACGCGTGCAAAACGTGCTGGCAAAAAAGCCGGAAAACAATTCGTAGCCCAACCCAAAACAATCGCAAAGAAAACCGCAGGGTATAGATAATGGCTAAGACCACCGGAACCTCAGTTTTTGACCTCGACATGAATGACCTCATTGAGGAGGCGTTTGAGCGTTGTGGTCAAGAACTCCGCACGGGTTATAACTTCCGCACTGCACGTCGGTCGTTGAATCTGCTGACGATTGAGTGGGCAAACCGTGGTCTAAACTTCTGGACTGTAGAACAGGGCCAGATTCCAATGGTGACGGGTCAGGCTATCTACCCTATGCCTACGGACACAATCAATCTCCTAGACATGGTTATACGCCAGAGTAACGCCACATCTAACCAGATCGACATCAACATCAGCGGCATTTCAGAATCCACCTATATGTCGTTGCCAAACAAGTTGGCACAAGGTCGCCCAATTCAGGTCTGGTACAACCGCCAATCTGGTCAAGAGAACAGCACTACGGTTACCCTTAACGGAACCATTTCATCTACAGCCACCACGATCACGGTGTCTAATGTGGATAGTCTAACCACTGCTGGATTTATCAAGATTGATAATGAGACTATCAGTTACCCTAACGTAGACCCTGTAAACAACCAGTTGCTCAACTGTGCCCGTGGACAGAACGGTACAACTGCTGCGGCGCATACTACCGGCGCGGCCATCACTGTGCAAAACTTGCCCGCTATTAACGTGTGGCCTACACCTAACGCTCCCGGTGACCAGTACATGTTTGTGTACTATCGCATGCGCCGTATTCAGGACGCTGGCTCCGGTGTAAATGTGCAAGATATCCCATTCCGTTTTATCCCCTGCATGGTGGCAGGATTGGCCTATTTGTTGAGCATGAAGTTGCCAGATGTTGACCCCCAGCGTGTAATAGGATTAAAGGCTGAATATGAACAACAGTGGGAATTGGCCCAGTCAGAAGACCGCGATACCTCTCCGTTGAGGTTTGTGCCAAGGAACTTGTTCTATGCCTAATCGGTTTGCCTCTGGTAAGCATGCAATTGCTGAATGCGACCGTTGTGCGCAGAGGTACATGCTCAAGGAATTAAAGACACAGACGGTCAAGACTAAACCATTTAAGGTCAAGGTTTGCCCGGCATGTTGGGATCCCGATCAGCCACAGTTGCAACTGGGTATGTATCCAGTTAATGACCCGCAAGCTGTGCGTGAGCCGCGTCCTGATGTGAGTTATTTGCAGTCTGGCCAAACTGGTTTGCAAATTTTGTTGACTGATAGCACAACTGAAGATGGGTTTGGATACCCAAGTCAGGGTAGTCGTGATATTCAGTGGGGTTGGAACCCCGTTGGCGGGGCAAGATATTTTGATACAGCATTAACACCAAACTACTTGTTGTTAGGCGTACAAATTGGTACAGTAACGATACAGATAGGAGCCTAGTATGGACAAGAAAGATTTAGCACAAGACAAGAAGATGATTGCTGGAGCCGTGCATAAGCACGAGAAGAAGCTGCATCCCGGTAAACCCATGACCAAATTGGCCAAGGGTGGTAAGACAAATGCTCAGATGAAAGCTCTGGGTCGTGGTTTGGCCAAAGTGGCTAACCAGAAGAAGTCTTCTTTTACCTATAAAAAAGGAGCTTAATATGGCTACTTTTAGCAAAAAAGTTATGGGCAAAGAAGTTGGCGATGCCAGCGTCTATGCAGAGCCACACACTATGACTGGTGAAGCAGGTGTGGACATTAAAAACAGTGGCTACCAAGGTGGTAATCGCATGAAAGCCAACGACGTAAACATGTCTGTTGGTAATATTAGCCGCGACGACTACCCCGCCCCAAAAACTTCTGGTATTAAAGTGCGCGGTACTGGCGCAGCTACCAAAGGCGTGATGGCACGAGGCCCAATGGCATGAATTACACGCAACTCAGCGCCGCTATTCAAGCGTATACGGAGAATACCGAAGCAAATTTTGTTGCTGAGATACCCGTGTTCGTGCAGCAAGCTGAACAGCGTATTTATAATTCTATGCAGTTTCCGTCCGTTCGCAAGAACGTGACTGGTTCTACATCAGCAAACAATAAATATCTTGGATGCCCCAGTGACTTTTTGGCGGTGTATTCAATGGCGGTTATTGATGCTACTGGAAATTACGAGTATTTGCTAAACAAAGACGTTAACTATATTCGTCAAGCATACCCGCAACCAACTGATACGGCCATTCCAAAATATTATGCGTTGTTTGGTTCTCAGACTAATGCCGCTAACGAGTTAACGTTTATTTTGGGCCCTACTCCAAACGCTACGTATAGTGTTGAGCTGCACTATTACTATTATCCAGAGTCTATTGTGACTGCGGGTACTTCTTGGTTAGGTGATAACTTTGACTCTGTGTTGTTGTACGGCTCATTAGTTGAAGCCTACACCTACATGAAGGGTGAGCCGGATATGATGACGCTGTACAATCAAAAGTATAAAGAAGCTCTTGCGTTGGCTAAACGTTTAGCTGATGGTATGGAACGTCAGGACGCATATCGTTCTGGTCAATATAGACAGGCGGTAACTTGATATGTCAGTACAACAAACAGCAACCACAAGTTTTAAAGTTGAACTGCTTCAGGCAGTTCATAACTTTGGCCCAACGTCGCCTAATACTTTTAAAATAGCGTTGTACACAGCAGCGGCAAACATCGGCCCTACTACAACTGTCTATACAACTTCTAATGAAATAACCGGTACTGGGTATACGGCAGGTGGTAATACGTTAGTGATATCGGTGTCTCCAACTTCTGGTAACAATACCGGCGGCGTCCCCACTGCTTTTGTTTCTTTCAATAATTCAACTTGGACAAATGCCACATTTACTTGCCGTGGTGCTTTGATTTATAACTCTACGCAAAGCAATAAGTCTGTAGCTGTTTTAGATTTTGGTTCAGACAAAACTGTAACCAACGATACTTTCCAAATTATCTTCCCAACCCCCGATGCCAACAGCGCCATCGTGCGCATATCCTAAGGACTCATCATGGAATTCAGTTCAGCTAAAGACGAAGTAACCGCAAATCTGGTTACAAACAAAGGAGCCACTGAGCGCGTTGGTGCTGGTGGTGTTTTTACCGTAACTTGCGTAGGCGCTGATGGCGTTGAAAAGTGGGTTGATACCTTCCATAACTTGGTTGTGAATGAAGGTTTGCAAAACATGAACCAGACCTATTTTAAAGGTTCTGGTTATACGGGTGCCTTTTTCTTAGGTTTGGTTCAAGGCCCCGGTTCTGGCACTACATACGCCGCTGGTAATACCTTGGCTACTCATGCAGGTTGGACTGAGTTGGTTCCCGGCACCGCTTATACAGGCAACCGCCCTTCGGTTACTTTTGGTACAGCAACAACTGCTGACCCTTCAGTAATTACTAATTCTGCTTCACCTTCATCTTTTGCTATGTTGGTTAACGGCACTGTAGTTGCTGGCGCACTGTTGTGTACTGTGGCTACGGGTACTTCTGGTGTATTGTTCTCCGCTGGTGATTTTAGCGGCGGTGATAAAACCGTTGATAGCGGCGACACGTTGAATGTGACTTACACGTTCTCTCTTGACGCAGCCTAATAAGGTAGCGCGGTGTTTGGAGATGTTACATTTGCCCAGACACCCTTCGCCGCTTTAGGCGGGGCAACGTTCGCCTCATCATTAAGTGAGTCTGCGGTAGCATCTGATTCTGTTTCTGCGCCTAGTGTTATACGTGGAGGGCTACAAGCGGAGACAGCTACAGGCACTGATTTGGTTGTTAGCCTAAACAATACGTTAACTGCAACTTCTTCTGAAACAGCGGCGGCAGCGGCGACCCAAACTGTTATTGCAAATATGCTTGCCGCGCAAGCAGAAATAGCTACAGCAACAGATACGCAAACTGCTATTGCAACAATGATAGCGGCTCAATCAGAATCAGCTACAGCTACAGATGTTCAAAGTGCTATTTCTACTGTGTTAGCTGCAATTGCAGAGTCCGTAATAGGATCAGATTCTTATATTGGTAGTCGTCTCTATACAGTTACGGTTTCAGAATCAGCTACAGGCACAGACACACAAACAAGAAGCCTTTCTGCTAACGCTTCAATAGAAGAACTTGCCAGCGCCCTTGCTACACTTACAGTGGTTAAGACATTGAACGTGTATCCTACAGGTATTCAGCTTTTAGTATCTATTGGCAATGTACTTGTTTGGGCGCAAATTGATGACAGCCAGAACCCAAACTGGCAAAATATTACAAATACACAAACCCCCGGTTGGAACGACCTACCGTCGTAAGGATTCAAAATGCCTATTGTTTTAAAAGATCGGGTCAAACAAACCGCAACTGCGCCGGGCACAGGCACGATTACACTTCAGACCACGCCCACTGGCTTTCAAGCCTTCTCCGCTATTGGCAACGGCAACGTTACTTACTTTGCAATTGTTGACTCCGCTTCAGGCGCATGGGAAGTTAACTACGGTACGTACACATCCTCTGGTACAACACTAAGCCGTAATGCTACACCCCTGTCTTCTTCTAACGCTGGTGCGTTGGTTAACTTTACAGGCGCAGTAGATGTATTTTGTACATACCCATCTTCTAAGGCCATTTACGAAGAGACATCAGGCAACGTCCTGATTGATGGCGGCCCCATCACGGTGGTTGGTTCAGGCGTTACAAGCTACACAACATTCGGCGCAGCTTTAGGTGAGTTTTATGCCAATCTCAACAGTTTTGCGCAGTTATATGCACAAAACTTAAATGGCGGTGCTTCTGCGTCTACGGATATTGTTGCCTACAACAATTTAGGTGACGGCACAAATAACTTTATTGACATGGGCATTAGTAGCTCTAACTACACAGAAGCTGCTTATCCTATTTTTACACCTGCTTCGGGTTATGTTTATAACGATGGCGGTGAACTGATTATTGGTACTGCCACTGCAACTAAAGATGTGTTGTTGTTTGCCGGTGGTGTAGCAGCAACCGATTGGGCTGCACGTATTTCAGGCACTAATCAGTCTATTTTAACTAAAGCAGGCTTAACTCTTGGCGGTGCGCTGACAGGTATAGGTGGTTCGTTTACTGCTCCTGTAACTACTACGTCTTCTATGGCAAGCCCAAGCTCAACGGAGTTGGTTACTCGTTCGTATGTTGATACAGCCACATCAACTGCGTTTGTTGTGCACCCAGCAGTGCGTTTAGCGACCACCGCAGCTCTTGCGGCTAATACATATAACAATGGTACAGGTGGTGTTGGGGCAACTCTAACCGCTAATGCAAACGGCGCATTGTCAATTGATGGCGTTGCTGTTGCAACAAGTGATCGCGTGTTGATAAAAAATGAAGCAGCACCTGCCAACAACGGCGCGTATGTTGTAACTCAAACAGGTAGTGGGGGCGCTCCGTACATCCTGACCCGTGCTTCAGATTTTGATACGGCGGCTGCAGGTGAAGTAGCAAACAACGCATATTTTTTTGTTACTGCAGGAACAACAAACGTTGGCTCAAGCTGGGTGCTTGCACAAACCGCAGCCATTACAATTGGTACAACTGCTCTTCCGTTTGATTTGTTTGCGGCTTCTCAGATTTACACCGGCGGCACAAACATCAATGTTTCCGGCACGGTAATTTCTTTAACAGGTACGGTAGCCCCTACAAACGGAGGCACGGGAGTTAATACTGTAACTACGGGCGATCTGCTGTACGGTTCAGCCACAAATACGTGGAGCAAACTACCAAAAGGCACGGCGTATAGATCCTTAATTATGGATGCTTCGGCAACCAACGTTGAGTGGAATGCGGTTGCTTTAAATCAATCAAACGCAGTGTCTGGTGCATTAGGCGCTACTAACGGCGGTACAGGTCTTAGTTCATACGTTCTTGGCGACACAATCTATTCAAGCGCGGCCAACACGCTGATTGCTTTGCCGGGTAACACTACAACTACCAAGAAGTTCTTAATCCAAACGGGTACGGGCGCAGCTTCTGCGGCTCCTTCTTGGGGTACTGTGGACGGCGCTGATGTAACAGGAAACATTTCAGGCTCCGCAGGTTCAGTAGCTAACGCCTTGACTCTAGGTACATATCTGACAGGCACAAGCTTTAATGGCTCTGCGGCTGTGACAGCTACAGTTGATGCCACGTCAGCTAATACAGCCTCTAAGGTTGTAGCGCGGGATGTTTCTGGTGACTTCTCCGCAGGCACAATCACAGCGGCATTAAGTGGTAATGCTTCAACAGCAACTGCGGCTACCAATATTTCTGCTGGCGCAGCCAATCAAATTCCGTATCAAACTGCTGCGGCAACAACCGCATTTGTTGTAGCTCCAACGGTAACAGGCAGTGTCCTGTCTTGGAATGGTTCTGCGTTTGCGTATGCAACTAACATTGCTACAGCTACCAGTGCAACGACAGCCACCAACTTGGCTAGCGGTTCAGCAGGTACGATTCCTTATCAATCAGCGGCTGGTACTACGGCTATGTTGGCTGCGGGTTCTTCCGGACAACTTTTACAATCAAATGGCGCAGCAGCACCTTCATGGGTTGCGGCCCCCGTAGCAAACAACGGCACATTGACTTTAGCGGTGTCTGGTACGGGTTTGACTGGATCGCAGACATTTACTGCTAACCAAGCAACTAACGCCACCTTTACTGTTACCTCAAACGCAACAAGTGCAAACACAGTTTCAACCATTGTTGCCCGCGATGCGTCAGGTAACTTCTCTGCTGGTACGATTACAGCCACGTTGTCAGGTAATGCGTCTACGGCTACGTCAGCCACAAGTGCAACCACAGCAACTACAGCTACAACCGCTACTACGGCAACTAATCTTTCTGGCGGTACGGTAGCGGCTACAACTATTACCGCTACAGGCAACATTACTGCGCATTTTTCAGACGACCGACTCAAAACTCGTTTTGGTAACATTACAGGCGCGTTAGCTAAAGTTAAAACATTGGATGGCTTCTACTATGAGGCTAATGAAACAGCCCAAGCTTTAGGCTATAAACCTATACGCGAAGTTGGTGTTTCTGCGCAGTCTGTACAAGCCGTGCTTCCTGAAGTAGTTGTACCAGCACCAATTGATGAGCAGTATTTGACTGTTCATTACGATAAACTTGTACCATTGCTGATTGAGGCCATCAAAGAACTTGAAGCCAAAGTCGCCGCTCTTGAAGCGAAAGGATAACTATGTCAAGCACGTATTCCGATCTTAAGTTTGAGATCATTGAAGTTGGTGGCTCTAGCGGGCTATGGGGTGGCATCACCAACACAAACATTGGCACTGCAATTGAGCAATCAATTGTGGGTATGGCTACGTTAGCTTCTGGGGATTTTATCTCCAACATAGCAACACTTCCTTACACGAACAGCAACGCAGCCCAAAACTTCCGCGCATTTTGTTTAAACGTTACAGCTACGCTGAGTGCGGCGGGTACGGTTGTTGTGCCCGCAATTGAGAAGCCTTATTTAGTTTTAAACAATTCTGTTGGAGGCTTTGCTGTAACAGTCAAGGTAAGTGGTCTGACAGGCGTATCAATTCCTAACGGCAAAGGCTGTTTGGTTTACAACGACGGTACAGATGTTGGCGCAGCTATTACCCACCTGACTTCTCTTACATTAGCAACACCATTGTTACCAGCCAGTGGGGGTACAGGAATTACAAGTCTTGGTTCTGGTGTGGCTACATGGTTAGGAACACCTTCAAGTGCTAACTTAGCAGCGGCGGTTACAGATGAAACAGGTACAGGGGCTTTAGTTTTTGCTAATACCCCAACATTAGTTACGCCAGTACTTGGGACTCCAACATCTGGTAATCTTGTAAATTGCACGGTTCCAAAATTAACAACAACAAATTTTAGTATTGAAGAATCAGGCGGCAAGTTGATTTTTAAGTACGGCGCAACGACAATTGCAAGCATGACAAGTGCTGGCGTGTTTACTACAATTAGTGATATCACCGGTAACGGTACACCTTAATAGGAGCTTTTAAATGCCAACATCCCTTGTATCCACGGGCGTTCAATTTCCCGATTCAACCATTCAAACCACAGCGGCTGGCGCTGCGCCAAACGTACAAACTTTTACATCAACTGGCACTTGGACAAAACCAGCCGGTAAAACGCTTGTTCGTGTGGAGGTTTGGGGCGCTGGTGGTGGTGGTGGCGGCGGCGCTTTTAATGATGGACGAGCTTACTCTACCGGCGGTGGGGGTGGCGGTGGCGGCGCGTATGTTGACCAAACCTTCTTAGCTAGTGACCTTGCAGCAACTGTTACCGTAACTATTGGTGGCGCTGGGAATGGTGGAACTGGTGCCCAGCCATCTGGTAATGCTGGTAATACAGGCGGCGTCACTTCATTTGGTACTAGCCTTTTTGCCTTTGGTGGCTTAGGTGGAAGCGCTGGGCAGACTAGCAACTCGTCTGCTCTATCTTCTGCGGGGGGTAGAGGCGGCGGCGCGTATGCATCAGGTCTTCCACGAGCATCAGCGCCAAACAGCTCATCTTTTGGCGGCGGTTTTGGCGGCTCTGATGCTTCATCACAAAGCAGTAGTTCCGAGACACCGGGGGGTTATGGTGGGGCCGGTGGAGGAACTTCGGGGTCTGGCGGCTCTAGCGGCGGTAATCGTTTTATCAGTGGTTCTGGAGGAGGCGCTGGCGCAACTGCTAATACTGTTCCCGCAACTGCTGGTGGTGGCACGGTTACGTCGGCTGGTTTAGGCGGAGGTAGTGGTGGAGCTGCTGGTACAGCCAATACGGCGGGAAGCGCCGGTGGCGATTTTCAAGGTGGCGGCGGAGGTGGCGGCGGCAGTACCGGACGCAATGGTGGTACTGGTGGAAGAATAAGTGGCGGCGGTGGCGGCGGTGCCGGTAACGGAGGCGTTGGGAACGGCGCTGCAGGTGGCGCTGGCTATTGTGTAGTCACATCATGGTAAGGAACGATATGAAATTTGCTATTGTTAAAAATGGAATTGTTGTTAATGTTGCAGAGGCTGATGAAGCTTTTGGTCTGGCTCAAGGCTGGATAGATGTAGAAAATAACCCTGACGGTGTGATGGGCGCTACGTACATTAACGGTGTATTTACTAAAGTGCGTGATCTTGAAAGTGAATGGGCCGTAGTGCGCCAAACAAGAAACGCCATGCTTGCTAAATCTGATGTAATGGTATTGCCAGACCGATGGAGTTCTTTAACTGATACTCAAAAAACTGAGTGGTCAGCATATCGTCAGGCTTTACGCGATCTTCCAAATAGCTTGCAAGACCCCAAAGACATGTGGAATATTTGGCCTGATGAGCCTTCACTATGAGCGAATCTTTTATTCACCAACAATATTTATCAGATATAAATATCTGTGATGAGTTAATTGCGTACCATAAAAATTCTAATTTAAAGATAGAAGGAAGAATAGGCGCAGGTCATGTAAATAAAAGCGTTAAAGACAGTACAGATGTAATGCTAGGAAGTGGAGAATTGTCTATTAAATTTTTCTTGCAGTTACAAGAAGTAGTTAATGCGTACATAGAAAAATTTCCTTGGTGTAATGCGTACGCCCCTTGGCGCGTGTGTGAATCTATAAATATACAACATTATTTACCAAGCCAAGGATTTAAAACTTTTCATACCGAACGGTCAGACGATAATTTAATACACGCAGTTCGGCATTTAGTTTTTATGATTTACTTAAATGATGTGACTGATGAAGGCGGTACTGAGTTTGTTCACCAAAAGTTAATTACTCAACCAAAAAAAGGTTTGGCCTTAATTTGGCCTGCTGATTGGACGCATACGCATCGTGGTATTGTTTCGCCAACCCAAGAAAAATATATCATTACGGGTTGGTTTAGCTTTATATCCGAACAAGAAATGATGCGGGCAGGCGTGACTGTTACCCCTGATTTAATTGCAGTGGAGTAACCATGCGAGATTGGGCTGAAGCACTCATTGCCGCAGCCTGTCTTGTGGCCTTCGTCATTTTTGGCACGTACATAATTGCATGGAGTTTGGTGTGATAAATGCGTTGGCTTATTCTGTTACTGTTGTTGGGGCTAGTTGGAGCCGTAGCCAAGAATGGCTGCCATGTGCGCGAGTTCTATGGAATTGGTTATACAATCCACAACCCATCCGAGCGCCATCAGCAAATGGTTGCGTGGCTAAAGAACAATGCACAGTATTGCAAGCCAGAAGATTATGTAGTGATCTGGAACAATCTGCCTATGTGGGCGGGTACAGCAGATTCGGCGGAAGCCCGATCTTTAATTTTGCGTGGTTATGAAGAAGCGATTAAACGTGAAAAGAAATGATTCAGCTTCGCAAATGGTTTCCGTTTGTGTTCCCCTCTCCATACGATGTCCGAGCAATAGCTTCGGAGCGTAGGGCGGAACGGCTGGAGTATGAGTACAAGCTGGCTGTTGAGTATGAAAAGATAAACAAAGCAGTTGACGCACTTGAGATTGAGTTGTACAACAAACGGGCAAGACAAAACACGATTGAGTTGGAAATATTTAACAGCACAAAACATTTTGACAAATACGTATGACCAAGAAGCCGATACCCAAAAAGCCGCCACAGTATGTGCCGGACACCAAGGAAAAACTGACGCTGTACGTCACGCTAATGGTAAGCACGACCCTGTGTATCTCCGTATTGGCTATGGTGGTTGCCTTTATGTTGGGTCTGTGGGCCAAGGAAGTGGACAACGCAGAGATTTTCAAAATGATTTCACCCGCTTTTTCTACTCTTATCGGCGGCATGATTGGGTTCCTGAGTGGTATCAAACTCATGCAAAATGAAGACACTAAAAGCAATCCCCCCTGCAAGGACAAATAATGGCGCAGTTTGAACCAGCTTTTGAGCAAATGATGCAAGACGAGGGCGGCTACGTCCTCCACGAAGTGCCCGGCGACACGGGCGGCATGACCTACGCTGGCATTGCCCGTAACAAAAACCCGCAGTGGCCCGGCTGGGCGCTTGTGGATAAGAAGGAGTTTGGTGGCTCCCTGACCCCTATGGTGCGTGAGTTCTACCGAGTCGAGTTCTGGGACAAGATGCGTGGGAATGAGATTTCTAACCAAGACGTAGCTAATACCATCTTTAACTTTGGTGTAAATGCAGGCATGGGCATGGCTGTAAAGCTGGCTCAGTTGATTGTGGGCGCTACCCCTGACGGCGGAATCGGTGCTAAGACCGTAGAGAAACTCAACCAAGTTACGGATGGCCAGCGGTTTAAAGAGTCCTACGCCTTGGCAAAGATTGCCCGCTACGTTGAGATATGCAACAAAAACCCCGTGCAGGTTAAGTTCCTCAAAGGCTGGCTAAACCGCACACTGAAAGGTTTGAAATGAGTTTGATAGGCGTTGGATCAATTATTGAAGCCGTGGGTAAGGTTGCTGGTGATCTGGTCACTACCGACAAAGAGCGCATGGAAATGGAGATTGAGCAGCGTAAGCTTGATCTTGAAGAGAAGCGTATTGACCAAGCTACAGACCTAGCACAGATTGAGGTTAACAAGATTGAAGCTGCGTCATCCAGTGTGTTTGTCAGCGGCTGGAGGCCAGCTATTGGATGGATTGGTGTAGCGGCTATGGGCTATCAGTTTTTGCTGTATCCCTTGTTCCAGTGGTGCTGGAAATACTTGCAAGCTATGGGTTGGGTTCCGTTGGGCATGGATCCTCCTCCGGTACTAGACGCAGACCAGCTTTGGGTGATATTATCAGGCATCTTGGGCATTGCCGGTATGCGTTCTTTTGAGAAGACCAAAGGCGTTGCCAGTAAATAAAGGTAGCCCATGCCATTACAAAAAATCCTGTTTAAGCCGGGCGTGAATAAAGAGAACACGCGGTACACAACCGAGGGTGGTTGGTACGAGGGTGACAAAATCCGTTTTCGTCAGGGCAACCCAGAAGCTATTGGTGGTTGGACGCGTATATCATCCAACTTTTTTCTTGGCGTATGCCGTTCTTTATGGAATTGGATTACGCTTGGCGGTGCTAACTTAATGGGTGTTGGTACAAACGTTAAGTTTTACATTGAAAGCGGTGGTGGGTACAACGACATAACGCCTATCCGTACAACAGTCACAATCAATAACAATCCATTTACTCTAACGGCTTCAACTACGGTTACTGTTACGGACACTGCGCATGGCGCGACTACTGGCTCATTTGTTACTTTTAGTGGCGCAGTTAATATTGGCGGTGGCGGTACAAACGTTACCGCTGCGGTACTTAATCAAGAGTTTCAACTCACAGTTGTAGATGCTAATTCATACACTATAACAATTTCTGTAGTACCAAATGCTACAGCTATTGCAGGTTCTCCCGGTGGTGGGGCTGCCGTTGTAGCAGCGTATCAACTTAATGCTGGCCCAGAGTTTCAAATACCTTTGACTGGTTGGGGCGCTGGTGCTTGGGGCGCTGGCCCTTGGGGTATTGGCACTCCCGATTCTTTATCCTTACAGTTATGGAACCAGATTAACTACGGGCAGGACTTACTATTTGGGCCCCGTAGTGGTGGTATTTATTACTGGAATGCAAACACTACGTTAACTACACGAGGTGTATTACTAAGCTCTCTTGGTGGTAGTGTTACGTTTACTAATGCTTCACCAACTGTTGTAACAGCTACTACTATATTTACTGAAGGCGCGGCGCTTCAATTTGCGGCAACTACTTCTATGCCAACAGGCGTTGCAGCTAATACTACATACTACGCTACCAATGTTAATGGGTTAACTTTTAACATTGCTGATTCTGCTGGTACTTTAATTAACACAACTAGTACAGGTACAGGCGTATATATCTCTTTAATTGTTGATGTACCAACAACGGTTAACACTTTTACCGTGTCCGATACTTCTAGGTTTGTTATAGCGTTTGGCTGTAATGATTACGGTAGTGCTACGCTTAATCCAATGTTAATTCGTTGGTCTAATCAAGACGATCTATACAACTGGACGCCTAGCATTACAAACCAAGCTGGTAGTCTTACGGTGTCTCACGGTTCCGAAATTATTACAACAATACAGACCCGCCAAGAGATTGTGGTGTTTACTGATTCTGCGGTTTATTCGTTGCAGTATCTCGGCCCCCCGTTTGTATGGGCTACACAAATTTTAGGTGACAACGTTTCTATCATAGGTGCTAACGCAGCGGTTATTGCCTCTGGCATTATTTACTGGATGGGCGTTGATAAGTTCTATGTATATGATGGTCGTGTACAGACGCTTAACTGTGACCTGCGCCGTTACATATTTAATGACTTTAATGCAGCCCAGAACGAGCAAGTGTTTGCAGGGACTAATGAGGGCTTCAATGAAGTCTGGTGGTTCTACTGTTCTGCAAACAGTACCCAAATTGACAAGTATGTCATTTACAACTATATAGAACGGGCTTGGTCTTACGGCACAATGGCCCGCACTGCTTGGATTGACTCGGGTTTACGCTCGTATCCTGTAGCCGCAACGTTAGTTAATAATTTAGTCAACCATGAAGATGGCATTGATGACAATATTTCGGCTACAACAGCGCCTATTAACGCCTATATCTCTTCCTCTGAGTTTGACATTGGTGATGGACACAACTTTGGTTTTGTATGGCGCGTACTGCCTGACCTGACGTTCTCTAACTCTGTTAATTCACCTACTAATGTAGCGCCCCAAGTTACAATGACTTTGTACGGCCTGACTAACTCCGGCTCAGGTTCTACAAGTAATGCTGGTGCGCCCGTAGCAAGTAGTTCTACGTATGTTATTACTGAAGAATTTACAGGGCAGATATACACTCGCATGCGCGGTCGTCAGATGATCTTTAAGATTGAGTCCAATCAAATAGGAACAACGTGGCAGTTAGGTGCGCCGCGTATCGACATCCGTCAAGACGGTAGGAGATAACATGTCCCAGACCAATGTAACCCCACCCAGTCTACCCCTTGCTCCAGAACAGTACGACAGGCAGTACATGGACAAGCTGAACAATGCGTTACGCCTCTTTTTTAATCAGACTAGTACGCCGGGGCCTTTGGCTGCGGCAAGCATGAACTTCAACATAAACACGCTGCCTACTGAAGCAGACCTGCCAAATCTGAGGATTGGCGATGTGTACCGAGACACACAAGACGGCGTGCAAGTAAACAGTCAAATGCTTCGCATAAAGACTTCATTATGATATTGTTTAGATTGATTTAATACAATAAAATGGCAAAAATTCTCTATAAAGGAGCCTGATATGGCCGGAGCTGGAATTGGTGAAGCGATGCTGCTTGGCGCGGCAATGGGTGGTGGCTCTGCCGCTTTGACTGGTGGCGATCCTCTTAAAGGTGCCCTTCTTGGGGGCTTGACCGGCGGTGTCGGTTCGGGTATTGGCGGTGCTTTAGGCGGTGCGGCTGGCACAGAAGCGGCTTTGGCTACTGCGGGTACTGAGGCGGCTACAAATGCGGCGATGGCAAATGCTTTGCCGGTTTCTTCTAATCTAACTACCCCTATCACTAGTGGGTTTCCCACGGGTCAAAGTTTTATTGCAAATCAAAGCATTGATGCGGCAATGAATCAGGCGTTTCCATTGTCGGCAAATGCAGGTATTTCTGGTTTACCCGCCGCTTCTACTTCTCCATTTATACCCACCCCACCTCCGGTAGCTCCCCCTATAGCCCCCCCGACTTTTGGCGAAGGTATGGCTAAGTTTGCCAGCGATCCAATGGCGTCTTTAAAAGCTAATCCTTTTACCGCCGCTTCTGCTGGTTTAGCAGGTGCTATTGGCGCGAGGCCCGACCCATATTCCCCTGAAGAATACAACGGCCCCCTCAAGCGTTTCCGTCTTAGCTCAGACTATCGTGGCGTTACCCCCTACGCAGAGGGTGGCATTACTGATTTAGCCGCAGGTGGTTATGACCGTATGGTTGGCGAAGCGCCTATGTACCCACAGGATATGGCGCGAGGTGGTATCTCCGATCTAGGTAGTTACTCTGATTACGCACGGGGTGGCCGTATGCTCAAAGGCCCGGGTGATGGCATGTCTGACAGCATCCCTGCAAGCATTGGAGGTAAGCGCCCTGCTCGTTTAGCCACTGAAGAGTTTGTAGTTCCCGCCGATGTAGTCTCCCACCTTGGTAACGGCTCCTCTGATGCAGGTGCTAAACAACTCTACGCCATGATGGACAAAGTGCGCAAAGCCCGCACGGGGCGTAAGTCTCAGGGTAAAGAGATTGATCCGCGCAAATACATGCCTACATACGCATAAGGAATAGCCATGATCATCCCAAGTAAATTTAATGGCTTTCATAATGGTGTTCGCCGTTGCTTTGGCGGCGGTGGCGGTGGCGGGGGTGGCGGCGGTGATGGTGATGGTGGAGGTGGCCCTAGTGATGTTTACACTCCAACTTACACAAACACCGGAAACACAAACGTAAATACCAATCGCGGGTCTGTTACAGGCATGAACTTTAATAGTACTGGTAACACTGCGGGTACTTCAAATATACGTGACAATTCCTCGTTTAAGAGTATGGGGGGTGTGCCGTATAACCAAGCAGGTGGACTCTATAACTCATTACTACAACAAGGTTTTACTGGTAACGATATTAGAGGCGCTTTGACTACTCAGGGTAGGCCAGTATCGGATTCCGACTATGGATTCTTAGTCCAAAATGCGGCTATGACTTCTCCTACTGGCAGACCTATGGCGGGTTCTGATCAATTCTTTCAGCCCGTCTACAACACGTCATACCAAAACTATGCACGTCCTGCTACGCAATTTGATGTCAGCACATACGGCACACAGCCCGTTAACTCGCCATTACTAAATCAAACATCGCGTGGCAATGTTAATAACGCGCTTAATACTTTTTATAACACTAATTATCGGGATAACCCTATGGGTGTGTCCATGAGTGACACATTAAATTTTATGCGGGGACAAGGCATTAACCGTAATGATTTTCAAGCATTTGGTGGTGTAAATAACTACGGCCCCCAGATGTCTATGCCCCAGATGCAAAATCCATTTAATCCTTACACCAATAGTTCTGGCTCTGGTGGTTTTGGTGGATATAACGGTGGCTATGGTGGTGGCTATGGTGGTTACATGCCTCAGATGCAGACTCCATTTAGTTATCAACAACCTATGATGCAACCGATGGCACAACCTGCGGCACAACCTGAAGTACGTCTTGCGGGTTCTGGCCTTGGTAATAGAACGGCACGTCGTGCTGAAGGTGGTATTGCATCTTTGATGGATGATGTTGCATGAGCCTAACCGTTCGCCCCGTTGATGTTAATCATATCCAGCAAGTCTGGCCTATGGTGCAGGGCTACGTGCAAGAGGCTCTTGATAAGGGTGGGGATTTCCCTGAGTATGCGGCTTCTTATAATGTGCACCACGTACAAAGTTTTGTCACAAGTGGGCAATGGCTTCTTCTGGTTGCGGTGGATGAAGAAAGAGCAATCCACGGGGCTATGACGGTTTCGTTTATTAACTACCCCCTACATCGGGTAGCGTTTGTAACCACCACAGGCGGTAAATTTATTGCAAATCCTGAGCTTTTAGAGCAGTTAAAAGCCTTGGTAAAACTTCACGGTGCGACTAAGATACAGGCATTCTGCCGGGAATCTATGGTACGTCTTTTGTCACGGGCCGGTTTTGAACCGCGCAACACGCTAGTGGAAACACTGGTCTAAGGAGAATATTATGGGTGGTGGCGGCGGGCCTACAAATTCAACAGTTACGCAATCTAATGTGCCTGACTGGTTACGTCCACAAGTTGAAAACGTACTCATGGGTGCGGGCAAAAACTTGTTCCAAACTAAAAAAGTAACTGATCCAACTACAGGTGAAATTACCGAAGAGATTACGGGCACTAAACCGTTTGTTCCTTACAGCAGTGACCCCTCTAAATATGTAGCGGGCTTTAGCCCCCTGCAAGAGCAAGTTCAATACAACGCGGCCAACTTACAAATGCCCGGCCAGTTTAATCAGGCTACGGGTTACGCTAACGCCGCCGCTCAAGGCGGTCTAGGCACTGCCGCTCAAGCCGCAGGTTATGGCAATGCAGGATTTCAGTCTGGCCAAATGGGTCAGCAATTAGGTATGCAAGCGGCGCAACAGGCGGCGCAACGTGCCGCTATGGGTGAACGTGCGGCTTACGGCTATGGTGCACAAGGCCAACAATCCGGTCTGATGGGGCAACAAATTGGTACGCAAGGGGGCGCTTTTTACGGTGGTCAAGGCGCAGGTTATGGTCAACAAGCCGCAGGATTAGCCGGTCAAGCTCAAGGTTATGGTGGTATGGGCGCAGGCTATGGTGCTCAAGCCGCTCAATTGGCTAATACTGCTTTAGGTTACGGCCAACGTGCCTCTACTATTGGCGACATGGCGCTTCAAGCGCAACAGACTGGCCAAGGCATTACTGCGCAATCGCAAGATTTAGCACGTCAACAAGCCGCCGCAGGGCAACAATACGCCGCGCAAATGACTAATCCGTATGCGGTTCAGCAGTACATGAATCCATATACTGCCGCTGTTATTGATCCTCAAATACAAGCGGCTCAACGTCAAGCTGATATTGCCAGTACCGTTCGCGGTGCGCAAGCCGCTCGATCAGGTGCGTTTGGTGGTTCACGTCAGGCTATTGAAAACGCCGAAGCTAATCGTGCATTGGCCGGACAGATGAGTTCAATTCGCGCCCAAGGTCAACAAGCTGCCTATGACAAGGCAATTCAAGCTATGCAGTACGGCTCCAATCTTGGTCTTCAAGGTTTGGGCGGTGCGCAATCTGGTCTGGGTACTGCCTTGCAAGGCGGTCAACTTGGTTTATCAGGTATTGGTCAAGCCTTGGCAGGTCAGCAAGGTGCTCTGTCTGGTGTCGGTCAAGCAGGCGCGATGTACGGCCTCGGTATGCAAGGTTCACAGGCAGGTCTTGCAGGTCTTAACGCCGCAAATCAAGCGTACCAGACTGGCATTCAAGGCGCAGGTATGGGCTTGCAGGGTGTTAATGCTCAACTTGCCGGTACAGCCCAAGGTATGCAGGGTGCTCAAGTTGGTCTTTCAGGTGTAGATCGCGCTTTGGCTTCTGGACAACTTGCTCTGTCAGGCGCAGATCGCGGCCTAGCAGGTACAGCACAAGGTATGCAGGGCGCACAAGTTGGTCTTCAAGGTGTCTCAGGACAACAAGCTGGTTATGGTTTAGCTAATCAGGCTGCTGGGACTCTTGGTTCACTTGGCACACAGCAACTTGCTGCACAGCAGGGTATTCTTGGCTTGCAGAATCAGATCGGTGGACAGCAACAAGCACAGCAACAGCAGATTATTAACCAAGCGATCCAGAACTATGCACAAGCGCAAGAAGCGCCGATGACTGCGTTCAATCAGTACAACGCTTTGTTGCGCGGCTACGCCGTTCCCGGAACTACTACAACTCAGTATCAAGCACAGCCTACACTTGGTAATCAGATCGCAGGTTTTGGTACAGCCGGTGTTAGTGCTTTGGCATTGAACAACGCTTTGAATCCACGATAAGGTTAAATTATGAGCCTCAATAGCCTACAAGATGATATGTCACGCCGCGCCGCTTCTATGGCGGCAATGGCTAAACGTGCAAACCGCCCAGACCAAATTGAAGCTATACAGAAAAGTCTTGTGGCGGGTGTTCAGAACGGTACGATTAAACCGTATGTGGGTATTCCCCTCATCCAAGAACTTACCAACAAGTTGTCAGAAGTTAAAGCCAAGATGGCGCAAAGCATTGCCGGTGCTGGCATGCAACAACCACAACAGGGCGGTGCTCCGATTGCTCAACAAGTTATGGCGCAAGCCGCTCAAGCAGATCAGTCTCAAGGTCTTGAAGCTCTGCAATCTAATTTGCCCGAGTCCTATGCCGGTGGTGGCATCATTGCGTTTGAAGATGGTGGCCAAGTTGAGCGTTATCAAAGCGCAGGGTATACAGGTACAACTCCAGCGGGTCGTTACTTTAGTGGTCTAGGACAAAATTTTACTGAGGCTAATGAAATGGCCAAACTACGCAACAAACTGCAAATGCAGTATGGCCCTGCGTCCGCTGTACCCGGTTTGTTTATGAGACAAACTGATGAAGAACGCCTAGCCGCTAAAGCTGTTGCGGCGGCACTACCAAACTTATCTTTTCCGCAGTTACAGCAACTTGCGGCAGAAGGGCCATCTGCGCTTGCTAGTTTTGCCGCGCCTACTCAAGCTGTAGCCCCAACCCCTACACCTGCGGCTCAAGCTCAACCTCCAGCTCCCCCAGCTCCTCCCGTCCCCCCTGCGGCTTCCGCTGATATTGGTTTTAAGATGCCTGCTATGCAGACATACAAGCCAACTATTGCAACTGTGCCAGAACGTACGATGGGTAACTTAACCGACCTTGACGCAATTACCAAGGACATGGATAAAAAAACAAAAGCAGCGTTTGGGGACGCTGTTAAAGCCTCTCAAGCAGAGTTAGAAAGTTTTGATAAACCCGGTTTTGAATCCCGTGAAGGCCGACTTGGCGAACGTGAAGCTGGCATTGAAAAAGAAAGCGCAATTAGCCGCGCCTTGACCGGTATCAAAACAGGTTTGCGTATTGCCGGTAGTAAAGAGCGTACCCTTGCAGGTGCTTTGGCTAACGAAGGCAGTCAAGGTATTGAAGACCTCATTCGTGGTGAGGCCGCAAAACGCGCCGCCAAGGACAGACTGGAAGATATGCGAGACAACCTTGAGCAACAGAAAGTTGCCGCTAAGAAAGGTAACTACAGCGCCGCTCAAACTGCGGGTAGGGAAGCAAGTAGAGACCTGCAAGCTGCTACTCAACTTTCGTTGACTGGCGCTCAAGCAGGTAACGCTCAATCTATTAACATGTATAACGCCCTTTCGCAAAGTGACATTGGTAGCGCCAGTGTACTTAATCAGGGACAGCAGTTACAACTGTCCGCAGTTGATCAACAGAACCGTAACGCACTGGGTATTGCACAACTTGCACAACAAGGGTCAATTGCTAAAGCACAACTTGCCGCACAAGAAAAACGATATGCCGGAATGGACGAGGCGAATAGAGCACGTATCATGCAAGCAACTGCAAAAGGTCTTAATGACTTTATGATGGGTGAAGGTGCCCAACTTAGAGCGCAACTTGCCAAAGACTATGGCCCTAATTTCCTGACTGCTAAAGACTTGCGTAGTCAACAGGCCGCAGATATATTTAACAGACGTAAACAAGCCTATTTAGCAGATATCAGAGGCCAAGCAATAGATGCTTTAAGCGCACGTCCATCCGGCGAATATTAAAATAGGTAAGTAAGTATGATTATCGACCTGCCCAAACTTGGCCCTGTTAAATTTAGTGATGAGTTAACACCCGAACAGTTACAGGCTGAATTGGGTAGGCTTGAAAAGAAGTACGATTTTAGAATGCCAAAACCCGAAGTAGGGATTGGCACCCTCCTCAAGCGCGGTTTCATGCGTGGGTTGGGGGAAACAGGTATCGCTTTA